ATGAGGGAATTTGAAATCAGCATCAAGTCTGCGCCCCACGGCGCGCAGGTGCATTTGGATGGGTACACGAAAGACCTCATTATGAATTTCGCCGTGCTCGCACACAATCTCAGCAAGCGCTCAGGCGTTCCGCTGGACTTTCTGGCTGAGCTGGTCCGTCACGGCGATGAGCTTACCGATCTGATCGTAAAAGGAGGCATCGGCATCGACCTCAGCGCGATTAAGCAGGCGCGCGGCGAAAAGTAAATCCACAATTTACTGTATATCACAAATTTCACGCAAAATCAAGAGAAAGGACGTGACAAGATTTGACAAGATTCCGCATCCGGGAGCTGCGCGAGGCGCGCGGATTGAGCCAGCACGGACTGGCCCGCCGGCTTGGCGTGACCAAAATGGCGGTCAGCCGGTGGGAGAGCGGTGCGGCCATGCCGACAGCGGACAAGCTGCCGACCATCGCCGCGCTGCTGGAATGTGAGGTCAACGACCTCTACGACGACGAGACGCTTCGCGCCGCGAGCGAGGCGGCGAGGGCCGCGGTGGCGGCCAAGGGCGCGGCAGACGCGAGAGCGCTGGCCGCAGGAAAGTGAGGAGGGCGTTATGCCAAGGGAAAAGGAGACCTACCGCGCGGTTCTGGCGGACCTTTTGGAGTATACCGGAAACCGCCGCTTGCTGACGGCAAAGGACGTCGGGGGCTACCTCGGCATAGACCCGCGCACTGCCGCGCAGCGCTACTGCATCGACCGCCGCGGGATCGTGGCCCCGGTGCTGGCATCCATGCTGGCCCGCTAAATCGACACTACCACAAAGGAGGAATGAGAACAATGGCAGAGTTATACCCGAATATCTACCAAAGGGGTAGAAAAACGACACTTTTGACGCAGGAGGAGGCGGCGGAGCGGTTGCACATCTCGCCCGAAACGCTCAAGCGCTACGAGGGCGGACGGCTCACACCGCCGGACGAGACCGTGGCGCGGATGTGCGAGGTCTACGGCGTGCGCTGGCTGGCGCTGGAGCACGCGAAGGCGACCGACCGGCTCGGTATTCTGCCGGAGCTGGAGCCAAAGCCCCTGCCGATGGCGACCATCTCGCTGACCAACCGCCTGCGCGACGCAGCGGATCGGCTGGCCGGATTGCTCCGCATCGCCGAGGACGGCGTGATCGACGACGCGGAGCGCCCGGAATTCGACATCATCGTGCAGGAGCTGCGCGAGACTATCGCCGCGGCGTATCAGGTGATTTACGCTGACGGCACAAAAAAAGAACGCCCCGACGGTGGCACGTCGAAGCGTTCGGTGTCTCAGAGGTTCAACTCTGAAAACGATTGCAAGAACAGTATAGCATACTCACGCGGAAATGCAAGCCCCGTTTTGAAAAAGGGGGTGTATGCACGATGAGCGGATGGGCGATTTTCTTTACATTCGTCGGCGTGAGTGTGACGGTGACGAAGTTTGTGGACTTTGTCGAGATCATTGGAGGAGATGCACATGGCAGAAGAAAAAGACACGCGGCCATGCGATGACATGAGCGAGAGCCGGATCAAGTCCGGCCGGAAGCAGCGCTTTACGGTGCTCTACAAATCGGCCATTGAGGACAAGCGCCTGCCGCTGGACGCGCGCGGGCTGCTGGCCATCATGGTCGGCCTGCCGGACGGGTGGCAATACTCCGTCAAGGGCCTCGCGGCCTATGTGGGCGTGAGCAAAGACACGATCCGCAGGCTGCTCGAAAAGCTGGAAAAAGTGGGGTACTTAACCCGCGAGCAGACACACGACGAGAACGGCCATTTTGCTGGCAACGTCTATGTTTTGCAAGACGAAGCACCACCGTTGTCGGAGAACACCGACAACGGTGAAGCCCGACAACGGGAAAAACCGTCATCGGGATTTCCGACCCAAATAAATACTAAAAGAACCAAAGAAGAAAAGAAACAAACCCCTATAGCCCCCGCAGAGGTTGAAAAGCTTGTCGCAGAATACTGCGGCGAGGACGATGAGCTGCGCGAGGCGATCATGGGGCTGCTGGAGAATCGCATCAAGGTCAACCGAAAGAAAGCCGTTGTAACCAATGCGGCGATGAAGCTCATTCTCCGCAAGTTGGACAGACTGTCGGACGGGCGGCGCGAGGTGAAACTCGCAATGCTGCGCAAGGCCATCACGTACAACTGGCTGACCGTCTTTGAGCTTAAGCCGGACGAAATGCCGCCGGTCGAGAACGAGGGCAGCGCGGCGCTGCCGCTCGGATGGGGGGTGTGAGCATGGCAAACACGACGAAGGTGCAGCCGGGGCTTGAGGCCGAGACCGCGGTCGTCGGCGCGATGGTCGCCGCGCCGGAGATCGTCAAGGACGTGCTGTTCACTGTCCGCGAGCAGGACTTCCGCATCGAGATCAACCGGCAGATCTTCCGCGCGGCCCGCGACCTGTATCTGCGGGCGAAGTCGGTGACGCCGGTGACGATCCGCGACAAGGTCGGCAAGGAGTCGAGCGAGTATCTCGCGCAGCTGCTTGAGATCACGACGACCAGCGCCAACTGGCGCGAGTATGCCGCCATCATGGCCGAGCAGGCCAGCATGCGGCGCATGCAGGAGCTTGCGATGCAGGTGGCCGCAGCCGGCACGGCGCAGGAGTGCCGCGAGCTGGCGGCGAAGCTTCAGCAGGAGCAGAGCGGCGGGCGGCAGATCGCGGCCTACACGATGGAGGACATGATCCAGGACTTCGCGGCGCGGCAGACGGCCAAAGATCCGGTGCGGTACGTCCGATACGGCCTCGCTGAGGTGGACGCCGGTACATACACGCAGCTGGGCGACGTGGTCATCATCGGCGGGTACCCAAGCGACGGCAAGACGGCGCTGGCACTGCAAATGGCGATGCGGATGGCGCGCGAGTGGCGCGTGGGATTTTTTTCCCTTGAGACTGACCGGCGCAAAGTGACCGACCGTGTGGTCGCCGCGCTGAACGATATCAGCTTTACGGCCATCAAACGCAGAGAGCTGACGGACAAGGACTGGGAGCGGTTCGCAGCCAAGAGCGCCGCGGCATCCGCACTCAAGTTTACGCTGATCGAGGCAGCAGGATGGAGCGTCAGCGATATTACCGGCGCGGCCGAGGCCTATGACTTTGACGTGATCTTTATCGACTACGTGCAGCTGATCCGGCCAAGCTCGACGCGCATTATGCGCAGTGAGCAGGTGGCGGAGATCTCCCGCGAGCTGCACGCCTTCGCGCAGAGCCGGAAAAAGCTCGTGATCGAGCTGGCGCAGCTGACGCGCGAAGATCGCGTTGCGGTACCCAAAAAGGGCAAGCCGCAGCAAAACGAGCCGCGCATGAGCGACCTCAAGGAGTCTGGCCAGCTGGAGCAGGACGCGGACATGATCTTCATGGTCTACCGGCCTGTCGAGGGCGGGGATTATGACCCAGCGAAGTCCCGCTTTCTGCGGATCGTAAAGAACAAAGAGGGCCTGCTGCTGCGGACGCTGCTGTGGTTTGATGGCGACAAGCAGACCTTTACGCCGATGACGATGGAGTCGGCGCGAGAGGTCGAGGAAGACAAGAAACTCGTCGAGCGGAATGCTCGCAATGAGCGCATGAGCGGCGTAAAGCGCCGGTAGAGAAAGGAGAGACATCATGCCGTATATTGGACAGCCGATCGCCTGGACGCCCTGCGCGTACTGCAATCTGGACGGCAAAGAGAACCCCAAGAGCACGCGAGCGCGGAAGAAGGTGCGCGGCAGGATCGTGTGGATCAACGAGCTGCACCACTTTTTCCTGGTGGAGGCGCAGGTCTTCGGGTACACGATGCGCGAGTGCTTCAAATTTTGAGGTGCGCGCATGAAAAAGAAAGTCAACAGCAAGTGCTACATGTGCGAGGATCGGTACCCGGCATGTCAGGACAAATGCCCTGATTATCTTGCATGGAAAGCGAACCTTGATGCAACGAATGCGAGGATCAAGGATGAGAAAAAGAAATTTGAGGATATAGGCAGCTACCAGCACGAGACTGCAAAGCGGCTGCGTAAATCGAAATAACAGGAGGACGAAATGAAAACGATTGCGATCATGAACTACAAGGGCGGCGTCGGCAAGACGGTCACGACGATCAACTTTGCGGCCGAGCTCGCGGCCGCGGGCAAGCGCGTCATCGTGATGGATGCAGACGGCCAGTGCAATCTGAGCGATATTTTCCGCGCAGACACGCTTCACGGCGGCACGACCTACGAGGTGCTGACCGGCGAGGTGTGCGGCTGTTGGGACGAGATCATCCAGGAGACGCCCGTCGAAGACGTGGTCATTGTGCCGGCCAGCGCGGAGCTGCCAAAGGCGGACATTGCCGCCCTGACCGGTGAGCGACTGGCAAAAAACGGCATCCGCGATTTTTGCCTCGCGGTGGCCGAGGATGAGGGCGCAGACTATATCCTCATCGACTGCCCGACCGCCTACAATGCGGCCACGGTGGCGGCGCTGGGCGCTGCGGATGAGATCATCATTCCCGTCGAGCTGGAGGGCTTCTCGCTCCACGGCGCGGGCGAGATCCGCAGTCAGGTCGCTAACATGCGCACGGTCAATCCGCGGCTGCGTATCGCGGGTGCGCTGATCACCAAGCGGCGCGGTACGCGCATCCAGGAGGCCGCAGAGCAGGCCTTGCGCGTGAGCGGTATTCCGGCGTTCGAGGCGGCAATCCCGCTGCGGGCTTCCGTGCCGGCAAGCATGTCCAATCTCAACGCGAGCAAGACGCTGAGAGGATACGCGCCCAAGGATGCCGCGACAAAGGCGTATCACGATTTTACGCGGGAGTATCTGAGCAAGGGAGGCGCGGTCAATGGCTAAGGGCAAGTTTGACATGAGCGAGTTTCTAAAACCCGCAGCGGTGTCCAATCAGGACACCGGACGCGAGCAGATCGTTTATCTCCCGCTCGACCAGCTGAGAGCCGACGAAAACAATTTTTACTCGCTGGACGGCATTGATGAGCTGGCAGCGAACATTGAGCTCATCGGCTTACAGCAGCCGATCCGCGTGCGTAAAGACGGCGACGGGTACATCATCGTGAGCGGGCATCGTCGCAGCGCCGCGCTGCGCCTGCTGGTTGAGGAGGGGCAGAAACGATTTGCTGAGGCTCCATGCATCATTGAGCTCGACGATGGTGAGAGCCCAGCCATGCGCGAGCTGCGCCTGATCTGCGCAAACAGTGATACGCGCAAGATGTCCAGCGCCGACATCTCCAAGCAGCTCAGCCGCATGAAGGAGCTGATCTACCAGCTGAGCGAGGAGGGCTATGAGTTTAAGGGCAAGATCCGAGACTTTGCCGCCGAGGCTATCGGTATCAGCAAGACCAAAGCCGCCCGCCTCCAGTTCATCGACTCGCATCTTAATCCGGAGTTTGTCTATCTGTGGGAGAAGGAGAAGATCAACGAGTCCGCTGCGTATGAGCTGGCCCATTTTGCCCCGAGCGTCCAGAAGCGCCTTGCGAAGATCTACAAGGGTGGAAAAAACTTGCCGCAGGCTGAAAAGCTGAAAAGATTGTGCGAGATCTTCGCAGATGGGGCGACCTACGAACCGACAATGACGTGTCCGGGCGGCAAGCCCTGTACGCATGGCGACGCTGCCTTGCGGCACGATGCGAGCGCCAGCGCGTGGGAAAGAACATGCAAAGGTGAAAAGTGCTGTCTTGAATGCGACATGGCAACAAGAAATTGGAGCCCGTGCGACAGGATGTGTGCCGCGGCACAAAAGCACCGCAGTGAGAAGGATGCCAAAGAAAAAGAAAAGCAGCAGAGAGAAACTGAAAAAGAACTAAAGAAGAACTACGCCAAATTGCAGGATACCTGCGCACGCATGGTTCGCGCGGCTGACGCTGCCGGCCTTGACGATAAGGTCAAGGCATTTGATGGGTATACGGGCGGTGACGGACATACGATCGGCTTGCTGCGCCGCTATGCGCGAGGAGAGTTCAAGCCAGACGAACATATATATTTTTATGACTTTGAACTGGAAAAATGCCCGACGATTGGCAAGTGCGCGAAAGTGCTGCATTGCACGACAGATTATCTGCTCGGCCTGACAGAGGAGCTTGCGCCGCCCGAGGCGGCGAGCTCGCCGGAATGGTTGCCGCTGGATGCAGAGCACTGGCCGGAGGAAGGCGCGTTGGTCGTGCTGAGCTATCCGACAGGGCTGGGCGGCAGCGCTTACTTGACGGCGCGGTGCTGCGGGGGCGTGAGCGACCAGTACCCGTTTATTTCAACCGACGCGGGGATCTCGGTACAGGATATTGTCGAGTGCAAGTGCGACAGCTGGCTGCTGATCAGCGAGAGACAGAGAGGAGAAAAATGAAGCGATCCGGATATTTGCAGCAGAGAGACGGGAGATCGCGGTGCTGCTGGACGTGATGCAGCGAACAATGAAGCAGTACATGCTGGACACGCTGCTGATCACGATGCACGAGGACTTCGGCTGGGGCTATGACCGCCTCAGCCGCCTCGCGGAAAAGTGGGGCGAGACGTATGACGTCTACTTCCCGGCGATGCAGAGCACCGACGAGTCGGACGTCTACCAGGAGAGGCTTGACCGGGCGACGCGCAGTTATATCGGGGACAACCAGTTTTACCCGTTTGCGGAGCGCTACCCGGAGATCAAACAATTAGGCTATGGGCCGAGGAGGACGAAATGAGAACGGAAGAAATTTTGGCCGCGCTGCGGCGCTTAAAAGTGGAAACGGGCTCGCTGGCCTGCATGGGCTGCGGGCGCGAACACGACTGCGGCATCCACGGCTGCCGAATCGTGCGGGAGGCTGCGGATCTGATCGAGAAGCTGACTGACCGCTGCGCGCGCTACGCCGAGGAGATTGCGGTGCTGCAGGAACAGGAGAAGTGGGTGCCGGTGACGGAGAGGCTGCCGGAGGTGGAGTGATGGAGTACAACGTACTACAAGGCGACGCGCTAAAGCTGTTGCGGACGCTGCCGCCAGAAAGCGTACATACCTGCGTGACCTCCCCGCCTTACTACAATTTGCGGGATTATGGAATGGAGGGACAGATTGGGAACGAGGGCAGCGTGGAGGAATACCTGCAGGCGCTGGTCGCTGTTTTCCGTGAAGTCCGGCGGGTGCTGCATACGGATGGAACGCTGTGGGTGAACGTGGGCGATAGCTATGCTACCAATTCAGGGAACCAGCCGCCGAAGAATACTCGCAATTCCTGCGGACACACCGCAAAGCGCGTACCACAGGGGTACAAGAAAAAAGACCTGATTGGCATACCTTGGCAGTTGGCCTTTGCTCTCCGCGCAGATGGTTGGTATTTGCGGCAAGACATCATTTGGCAGAAGCCGAACTGTATGCCGGAGAGCGTAAGCGACCGATGCACAAAATCACATGAGTACATCTTCCTGCTGTCAAAGTCAGCGCACTATTATTTCAACGCGGCGGCAATCAGCGAACCAGTCACGTCGGCCAAAGGAAACGCAAGAACGTTTCGCGGCGGTGGAGCCTATACCGGCGGGCGATCTCACGACAACAGCGCACAGGTGGAGCGTGAGAGCCACGGGAACAGCGAAAACAAGACGGGGCGCAGGAACAAGCGGAGTGTCTGGAGCGTAAGCACAAACGGATTTCGCGGCGCACACTTCGCCGTGTTTCCAGAAAAACTGATCGAGCCGTGCATTTTAGCGGGTTGCCCAGAGGGCGGCGTTGTCCTTGACCCATTTGCGGGCAGCGGCACGACGGGAGTGGTGGCCAAACGAATGGGACGCGGTTTCGTGGGATGCGAGATCAATCCCTCGTACGTAGAAATGGCCACAGGAAGAATAGCGGAGGTGGAGAGAAAGGACGGAGGTGAATGCGATGCGAAATCCGTGTAAGGACTGCATCTATTACCACAAAGAGAACAGGACTTGTCAGTCAAAAAAATGTGCCACTGGCGGCAGTGGAAAAGTGTCTTGGGTTGATAGGCTGTTTTGTTCTCCATGCAAAAAGAACGGAGGTGTCAAGCGATAAGGATGACTGACATGGAACGCAAAGCCTTCTGCGCGGCGCTCAGCCGCTACGGCGCGCAGGCGCAGATCACGATGGCCTTTGAGGAGATGGCCGAGCTGCAGGATGTGCTGTGCAAGTTTCTGCGCGGGCGCGTGGACGGCGACACGCTCGCCAACATCGCCGAGGAGATCGCCGACGTCGGGATCATGCTTGACCAGATGGCGATTGAGTTTGAGGTCGAGGACGCGGTGGCGGAGCAGCGGGCATACAAGGTCCGGCGGCTGCGGAGCCGGCTTGAATACGTGGAACGGGAGAACTGACAATGACACTAACTGAGATGTTTACAATTTGTGATTCGTGCGTATATGCGCCATGTCTTTGTGGAAATGACCCTGAGAACTGCGTGGCGTATGTGATGAGGACTCTTGACAATGGCTAAATACATCGAGCGCGTGGAAGAGTATCAACAAATGACAATGGAAGGAGATTGACATGCAAAAAATCAACCTGAAGAAAACTACGAAGGAACAAATGCTCAACATGTTGGAAAAGGCGTGGAATGCCAATGCAGGGGCTGCCGATGATATCGCCGCGCTAAGTAAACGAATTGAAGAACAGAACGACGCGCTCGCCAAGTGTGTTGCCGAGAAAAACGAGTTGCGCGATCAAGCGCGAGACGCAAGGGGTAATGCAGAATACTGGCATGGGCGGTTTAACAACGCCTTCGGCGTTACAGAGGTACAACGCCAAAGGATAAAGGAAGACGCTGAAGAGCTGCGCCGTGAGCGCGTAAATGCTGAGACAATGACCGATCAAAGAAATGCAGCGATTGCAGAAAACAAGGACCTGCGCACGAAGCTTGCTGATACTGAGGCGGCGCTGGGAAAGGCAAACAGTGAAATGGCAGTGCTGCGGCATGATTTGACATGTGAGCAAGAGTCATCCGTGCATCTCGCATCACTCTGCAGATGGCGGTCGGATCACCCGTGGCGCAACCTGTGGGCATGGTTGGAAAGGAAGTTGGGGTGCGTCAAATGAAAAGAAAACGTATGATCAAGCTGCTGATGAGCATTGGATTCGACAGAAATGCCGCAGTGCGGGCGGCAGACGCGTGCGACGGAAGCACTTCGCATGTGCGAATTATGAACAGATTGTGCGTCGAATTTTTGCAGATTTACTACAAGCAGCTGGAAAATGCCGTTATTGAGGGCGATATGACCGGCGCCGTCGCCGGGATGGTCGGGAGCGTGTATGGCTGAGCTGTTCTACTGCGTGCGCCAGCGCGCGGGGGATCTGGTCAAGGAGTACCGCGGGACTATGCCGCCGCGCTATGCGCCCTCCGACACCGACGAGGACCGGCACGCCAAGGCCGACCTCAAGGCACAGCGGCGCACGGTGCTCAACCGCGACTCCACCGACCGGCTCGAGCTGATGATCGCGCTCATGGGCAAGTACGCTACGCACTACATTTTGGAGTTCGACAACGAGCATCTGCCGGAGCGCTTTGCCGACGTACGCAAGGCGCTGCGGGCCTTCCTGCGGCGCGTGGAGCGCTATCGAGGCAAGGGCGGGCTTGACTACATCCCGGTCATTGAGGGTCTACACGGGGCGCACAGGTATCACATCCACCTCGTCGCGGACTACCGGCAGCTCTCGCCGGCGGAGGTGCGGTCCCTGTGGCAGTGCGGCGAGGTGACGGATTGGCCAGTATTTAAGCGGCACGGCAAAGCACTCGGCTACCGCTACCTTGCGCGCTATCTCACCAAAGAGCGCAGCGACGGGATCATCATTCCGGTGGGGCGGCATCCGTGGAGCTGCTCGCGCAGTCTGCGCGCGAAGCTGCCGCCGCCAGAGGTGTGGCTCGATGAGAGCGATGCGATTACGATACCGTTAGACGCGATGCTCCCACAGGTGCGGACCGGCGGAAGTCAATTTGGTAGCTACCGGGTGGCGAGCTGGATCGAGGCGTAAAGAATCGCGTGCGCGCGTGCGCGCGACATTACTTGTAACCTATTGGCTTTTTAGTGACAAACGCAGAAAAGAGGGTGAAAAGTATTGCAAAACAGTGCAAAGACTGATAAACTGGACACAAAGAACGGATTGATTGTTTGCCCGAACTGCGGGCGGCTCACATCGCAGGCCGTTCGGCCAGACACGGAGGCGCGGAACCTCGTCCTCTGGTGTCGGAGATGCAAAGCATCGAACATCGTGAATATCGAACATGGCGCGTGCTCGCTTAGTAGCCACTGCTGACAAACCCGGATCTCGGGAAGTGTCGGCGGTGGCTTTTGTTTTTGCCCGGAGGTGATAGCCCGATGGCCTTAAAGCCGCTCCGACCCTGCCGGCATCCCGGCTGCTGCGTGCTGGTGAGCGATGGATACTGCGACGCCCACCGGCCGCGCGGCGACCGGCGCAGTGAGAAAGCGCAGTCCTGGCGCTGGATGTACCAGACCGACGAGTGGAAACTCGACCTGCGGCCAGCGCAGCTCCTGCGCGAGCCGTTTTGCCGTGAGTGCGCCCGACACGGGCGGCGGGTCCGCGCGACGGACGTGGACCACATCGTCGACCACAAGGGCGACTGGCAGATCTTCTGCGACCGAGACAACCTCGAGAGCCTCTGCCACAGTTGCCATAGCCGCAAGACGGCGCGAGAAATGCACGAGAATTGCAGCAAATCAAAGCGCCGCGGCGCTGCGGCGCGGCAGTAGGCTTGGGCGCTCGGGCGCGTCGCGAGAGCGTCGCGCGGGGCTTCCTTGCAGACCCCTCCCCGGGGTCAGAAAGTTTGGGCGCTGCCCCTGGAAACCGCTGGCCCCCCCTCGCGAGAGAATTTTTCCCCACGGAGAATTTCGGACGGTGGGCCAGATTCGCAGGATCAACAAAACAACGTCCGGTGCGGTCCCCGGCTCTTGAAGCCGGCTATGGCCTTCACGGTTCTGTCCCCCGCGCTCTCGCTCGTCGAGGGCCGGGGACTGCATCGGAGAATCATGCGCTGCAAAACGCAGCGGGCGGAAAGGAGTGGACAGTATGAGCGGAAAACGACAGCCGACGGCATTGGTGGAAGCCAATGGCCGGAAGCATTTGACAAAAGCCGAGGCCGACAGCAGACGTGACCGGGAGATCGTCGTCCCTCCGGCCGATGCGGTCGCTCCCCCAAGGTGGCTGCCGAAAGCCCTGCATAAAGAGTACCGCGAGATCGGCGAGATGCTTAACAGCGCGGGCCTTTATGCCGAGCTCGACCGCGACGTCCTTGGGCAGTATTTCCTCTGCCGAGAGCGCTGGGCAAAGGCCGACAAGAAGGCTGCGGCAGCGATCCGAAAGAGCGACGAAAAGCTTGCCCGCGAATGGACGAGCATCCAGGCCAGCTATTTTAAGCAAGCCCGGCAGTGCGCCGAAGCGATGGGTCTGAGCGTGACTTCCCGCTGCCGGATCGTGGTTCCGACCGCTGTGGTCAACGCAGCATCCGCTTCCGGGGCTATCTCTGTAAGTGACGGGGTAGATGAGTTCACGGAGCGCCTGCGGCAGCGGCAGGCGGACGCGCTGGCGCGGAGCCTGTAGCATGGCATACGTTTTCGACCGCGAGGCGGGGCAGTTTGTGTGCGACTTTGTCGAGCGCCTGCCGACGACCGACACGGGCAAGCCCTTTTGTCTTTACGACTGGCAGCGCGAGGCGCTGATGGAATTTTACGGCACGATGGACGTGCCCGATTCGGGCACGGAGGAGGGCGCAGAGCGGCTGCGCCGCTACTGGTACCTCTACCTTGAGATCCCGAAGAAGAACGGCAAGAGCGAGCTGGCTGCGGCGCTGGCCCTCTATCACCTCTTCGCGGACGGCGAGCTGAACGCGGAGGTCTATGTCTGCGCGGCGGACAAGGATAACGCCTCGATCGTCTACAACGCGGCAATCTTTATGGCGACGAGCGCGCCGTGGACGGCAAAGATGATCGCCCAGGGCGAGCTACGGCCCATCGAGAGCCGCAAGCGCATCGAGTACCGCAAGCGCGTGAAGACCGGCAATGGAGGCTACAAGTGGATCACGGTCGGCATTCTGCAGGTCCTCTCCGCTGAGGCGTACAGCAAACATGGCTACAAGCCGAGCTGCGTCATCTTCGACGAGCTGCACGCGCAGCCCAACCGTGAGCTATGGGACGTTATGACCGGCGCGGCGGGCGCGAGCCGACGGCAGCCGGCATGGATCGTGCTGACGACCGCGGGCGACGACCCAGACCGCAGCTCCATCGGCTGGGAGATCCACGAGAAAGCAGTTGGCATCCGCGACGCACGGCAGCTGCGGCGCATCCGGAGCGATGGCGGCGACGTTCGCTCGGTCCTCTCCCTCCGGCATGTCGGGGACGAGGACCTTGCGGACGCGGAGGCCGAGCTGCTCGGCCGTGACGAGGAAAACTGGCTGCCGATCCTTTACGGTTTGACGGCGCTGTTCGGCGACGATCCGGACGACCTGGAAAAGCTCGACATCTGGGACGAGAGCCTGTGGTATCTCTGCAACCCCTCGCTCGGCAAGCATCTGAGCCTGCGCAACATCCGCATGGAGGCGGCGAGCGCAAAGCGCAGCGAAGCCGAGGAGCGCGTATTCCGATGGCTGCGGCTCAACCAATGGATCACGACGAAGTCGGTCGGCTGGATCTCGCTCAACCTCTATGACAAGACACAATGGGGGCCGAGCAAAAAGCGCGAGCGCGAGGAATGGCTGCGGCAGCTGGACGGGAAGCTCTGCTACGGCGGCGTGGACCTTTCCACGAGCCGCGACCTGACGGCCTTTGTTCTGCTCTTTCCGCCCCAGCCGGGGCTGGACGCGGCGGTGCTGCTGCCCTATGGCATCTGGCGGCCCGAGGCGACGGTGGACGAGGCAGAAAAGCGCGACCACGTCCCCTACCGGGACTGGGCGCGTGCCGGCTTCCTCGACCTATGCCCAGGCGAGGTCATCGACTACGGCGCGGTGGAGGAGCGCATCCGCGAGGCGCGGGAGCGCTACGACCTCAAGATGGTGGGCTTTGACCCGTATCTGAGCCGGACCATCACGCAGCGGCTCGCGCCGATCGTGCCGATCATCGAGATCCCGCAGGACCTTAAGAACATGAGCCCGGCGATGAAGGAGACGGACGACATGATGCAGCGCCACACGCTGCTGCACGTCCACAACACCTGCTTCCGCTGGACCTTCGGCAACGTCCGCTGCCACGCGGACGGAAACGGCAACATCAAGCCGCTCAAGAATAAATCAACGGGGCGCATCGACCCGGCGGTCGCGAGCATCATTGTGATGGCCGTGTGGATGGTTGCCAGGAATCAGAAGCCCGATCTTGCCGCGGCGGTGGCACGGGCGGACTTCACGCTGTGAGGAGGAAGGCTGTGGAAAAGCTGCGAGACGCCGCGCTGCTGCTCGGCGTGCTGCTCATTACGGCAGGCGCGGGGATGATCTATATCCCGGCCGGCTTTATCGTGGGCGGCATTCTTTTGATCGCAATGGCCGTCATTGACGGCTTTGACGATAGTGCAAACGACGAAGGGAGTGATGGTCAAGCATGAGCATTATCAAGGGCCTGCGCGCGGCGACCGCACGCTCGCCCACTGTGAGCAAAACCGTAACGGTCGGCAGCCTGACGGCTTCCGGCGGTCTGGCCATTGGCGAAGACCCGCAGAGCGCGGCGCGCAAGCTCAGCGCGGTCGACCGCTGCATTGAGATCCTCAGCGACAGCATCGCGAAGCTGCCGAATTATGTGATCGACACGAGGACGCGCGAGCGCACGGACCACGAGCTGCTGCGGCTGCTAAACATCCGGCCGAACGAGGCCATGACTCCATTCATCCGCAAAAAGGTGCTGGAGACGAGCCGCCTGGAGGGCGGCAACGGCTACGACTGGATCGTGCGCGACGAGCGCACGGGCAAGCCGGTGGAGCTGATCCCAGTGCCGTGGTATTTGGTGCAGCCATGGCACGATATGGCGGGGCGCGTGTGGTACGACGTGACGCATCCGTTTTTCGGCGAGGTGATGCGGCTGCCTAACGAGGACATCTGCCACTACAAAAACGCCACGCGCAACGGCCTTATCGGTCTCGGCACGGTGACGCGCGCCGGCGAGGTGATCGCCGCGGCGCGGGCCGCGCAGGAGTATGAGCTGAGCTACTACGCCAACGGCGGGCAGCCTGGCGGCGTGCTGGAGACCGACACCGACCTCGGCGGCTATGTCACCGACGAAAAGGGCAGTCCGGTCAAGGCGGCGGACGGCTCGCTCGTGACCAAAAAGGACCGGCTGCGCGCCGAGTGGGAGCGTGTCCACATGGGGCCGAGCAAGGCGCACCGGACGGCAATCCTCGACCTCGGTCTCAAGTACACGAGCATCGCGGGGACAAACCGCGACGCGCAGTTTGTGGAGAATAAGCAGCTCACCGTGACCGACATTGCGCGCTATTTCGGTGTGCCGCTTTACAAGCTCAACGAGGGCAAGCAGGCCTACGGCAGCAACGAGCAGAACGCGATCGAGTATGTCGTCGGGACGCTGCACCCCATCGTGACCCAGTACGAGGAGGAGCAGAGCTACAAGCTGCTGACCGACAGCGAGCTGGCCGCGGGGCTGGAGCTGCGCATCAACATGATGGCGGAGCTCAAGGGCGACACGGCGAGCCGCGCCAACTGGTACCGCGTGATGAGCGAGCTAAGCGTATTCAGCCCCGACGACATCGCGGCGCTGGAAGACCTGCCGAATGTGCCGGGCGGCAACCGCAGGCGCGCGAGCCTGAACTATGTGCCGCTTGACCTGTGGCCGGAGCTGAGCGCGCAGAGAAACGGCGGCGCGGCCGCCGGAGAGGAGTAAACCGCATGGATATGATCTTTAAGGCGGCACGGATCGAAAAGGCCGCCGTGGGCGAGCGGGAGCTTGCCCTCATCAACGCACAGGCGCTGCGCGAGCTGAGTGCCGAGGAGGTGTTCACCTTCCGTCTGGCCGCCTGCGACAACCAGATCGACCGCGACTGCGAGCGCTTTACCGAGGCGACGCTTGAGCAGCTGAGCAAGCTCTATATCGGCAAGCCCGTGCTGCGCGACCATAAGTGGAGCGCGGAAACGCAGACCGCGCGCGTGTACGACGCACAGGTAGCGGACGATGGCGAGGTCAAGCGTCTGGTGCTTAGCTGCTACATGGTCCGCACGGCAAGCGCCGCGGACACCATCGCCGCCATCGAGGGCGGCATCCTGCGCGAGTGCAGCGTGGGCTGCGCGGTGGAGCACGCCAACTGCTCAATCTGCGGCGCGGACCAGCGCAAGACGCTGTGCGAGCACTGGCCGGGCCGAGAGTACGACGGGCAGCTTTGCCACTTCGAGCTGGACGGCGCGGCAGACGCCTACGAGGTGAGCCTCGTGGCGGTGCCCGCGCAGCCGGAGGCCGGTACCGTCAAGGCTAAGCGCTACGGCGGAGCCGAGAGGTCGGAACCTCCCGCGCCGAAGGGCGCGGACAATGATGAGCACTGGGCGGATGAAGCCGCCTTGGAGCTTGAAAAAATGAGATTTTAAGGAGGCACACAATGCGTAGAAAGTACAACGACCTGCTGGCGAAGCGCGCCGGCATGCTCACGGAGGCTGAGAGCCTGCTCAAGGAGGGCAAGCGCGAGGAATACCGGAGCAAGATGACCGAGATCGGCAACCTCAATACCGAGATCACCGAGGTCAAGACCCTCATCGACGAGCAGGACCGCCAGTTTATGCAGAAGCAGGAAACTCCGGGCGAGGCCAGGGACAAGGCTCTCGAGCGCGCGGACATCCTGCGCAAGGGCGGCGAGGTCAAGTTTAGCGCAGCGGAGATCCGCAAGGCCATCACACTCGCGACCACCTCGCTCGCCGAGCCCACCGGCGTAGGCCGCGACATCCGCGGCGGCGACGCGCCGATCAGCGCGATCATCGACCAGGTGCAGGTCGTCAACCTCTCCGGCATGGGCGAGTATCAGGAGCCCTATGTCATCACCGAGCTGGACGCGAAGGTCGGAACGGTGGCGTCCACCGCCGGCAAGGCCCGTACGGCGAGCACCGACCCCACCTTCGGCGTGGCGCAGATCAAGCCTTACGACATGAGCGTGACGAGCTTCGTTGACCGCAACATCGGCAACTTGACGCCCGCGGACTACTACGCCAAGATCTACGGCATGGCGCTGCGCGCGATGCGCCGCAAGGCATCTGAGCTGATCGTCAACGGCGACGGCGAGACCAGCCATGTGTTCTACGGCATGAAGAACGCCAAAAACAAGGCGGGCGCGAACATTTTCGCGAGCGTGGACGTGGGCGCGGTGGACGTCAACCTGCTTGATACCCTGTATTTTGCCTACGGCGCGGACACCGAGCTCGGCGGCAGCGCACGCTTGCTGCTCACCAAGGCCGACCTCAAGGCCATCGGTCAGCTGCGCGGCACGAACGAGAAGCGCCGCCTGTTCACGATCGAGCCGGACATGGCGAACCCCAACATCGGCGTCATCCGCGACGGCGGTGTGGTGATCCCCTATACCCTCTGCCCCGACCTCACAAGCCTTTCCGGCTCGACCGCGAGCGCGAGCGCCGCGATCCAGACCATGATCTACGGCAACCCACTCAACTATGAGCTGGGCCTGTTCTCCGACTTCACCGTGCGCGTGGACGAAAGCTACAAGGCGCAGGAGCGTCTGCTCACCATCCTCGGCGACGTGATGGTCGGCGGCAACCTTGTGGTCGACAAGGGCGTCGTTGTGGCGACGCTGCCCAAGTCCGGCTCGTAAGAAATGCTGACGGAGCATCTGGCGGACATCGCCGTTTACTGCCACGTGGAGGCGGACGACGCGGAGCTTCCCGGCTTTGTGGACACGGCAGCGGCCTACCTCGCCGACGCGGGCGTGCGCGAGCCGCAGGACGGCTCGCCGCGCTATGCGAAGTATCTGCAATGCGTCAAGTACCTCGCGCTCGACCTCTACGACCGACGCGACACGGCGGTCGAGGGGGCGCTCAGCGACAACCCCGCCTTCCGGCGTCTCATCAACCAGCTCAAGCTCACCGAGCCTGTGCCCGATTCGGGCACGGGCGAGGGAGCGGAGGGAGGCACGTGATGCACGTTGACGCAGGGAAGCTCTCAAAACGCGTCCAATTCCTGCGGCAGCCGGCCGCGCGCGACAAGGACGGCTACCCCTCCTCTGCCGCGCCGGTGCTGGTGCGCGAGACCTGGGCGCAGTACAGCCAGACAAGCGGCACGGAGCTGGTGCGTGCGGGCGCGGAGTTCGGCGAGGCGAAGGTGCGATTCCTAACGCGCTATTACGCCGACATCCAGGACCGGCGGCTTACGATCCACTACGACGGACGCGACTATGACATCCTGTATCTCAACACCTACGGCGACGAAAAGACTTACACGGAGTACTGGTGCGAGCGGCACACGCAGGAGGGAACGGTATGACGCTGAACGAAAAGATCATCGCAGTCGTATCCCCCATCGTTCCGGTATGTGTGCCGGATATCCTCATCACCAAACCGGACGAGACGCCGCCGGAGCGGTACTGCACGTTTAATTACACGGAGCTGCCGGAGGGGATCGGGGACAACGCTGCGCATCTGACACGGGCGCTTGTGCAGGTGCACTACTTCGCGCCGCTCAGGGAGTCGACGATCGAAACGCGGCACGCGCTGCGCGACGCGATCGCGGCGGTGGATGATTTTACCCTGCCGAGCATTGAGAACGCCACGGACGAGACAGGACAGCACTATGTGCTGGAATTTGACGCCGTGGGACGCTGGGAGGCGGAAGACGATGGCCAAGGTCGAGTTTAAGGGCATTGACGAGGTCGTGACATCGCTGACGGAGCTTTCCGAGCTGCCGGACGAGGTGATCGACGCGATGCTCAACGCCCGCGCCGATGTGGTCGTTAAAGCACAGCGCGCCGAGGCGCGTAAGCTCGGCACGGAGTACCGCAACAAGGGCCAGAAGAAAAATTACGCCACGGGCATGACGGCAAACTCGATCCGGAAGGGCAAGGTCAAGGTCAAAGACGGGCAGCGAGTGCTGTACATCACGCCGGTCGGCAGCAGAAAGCGCGGCAAGACCGTGACGCGCAACGCGGAGATCGCCTTTGAGAACGAGTTCGGCACGAAGACGATCCAAGCGCGGCACTTTTTGCGGAAAGCGAACGAACAAAGCGCGGACGCCGCAACGGCGGCGGAGTTTGAGGTGTACAGCCGCTACCTCGAAAAAAAAGGGCTGTAGAAAGGACTACCATGCTGTACGGAGCAAAGAAGATCCAGTGGGCGCCGTTCGCCGCGACCAATCCGGAGACGACGACCGCGCCCCCGAAGCTCGGCACGCCGGCAAACCTCGGCGCGCTGAATAAGGTGACGGAGACGATCAACTTTAATCGCACGAGCGCCTTCGGCGACAACGTGAAGAAGGTTGAGATCGTGGAATTTCGGGACGGCTCGCTGGCTGTGGAGACGTTGTATCTCTCGAACGCGAACGCAGCGGCGGTGACCGGCGCGGAGCTGGGCACGACAGACGGGGACAAAGACCTCAAGTTCGGCAGCAATGACACCGCGCCCTATGGCAGCCTTGCCTTTTACACCAACCACATGAGGGACGACGGGACGAAATACTATCAGGGCATTTTCTACCCGAAGGTCAAGGCCAACATGGAGGGCGAGAGCTACGAAACCAAGGGCAACAGCATCGTGCTGAGCAATGCCAAGCTCACATTTACCATTTTCGAGCCGCTCTACGGCAAGTATAAGCACAAGAGCGAGGAGTTCGACACCGAGGTCAAGGCCGCGGCGTGGGTCGACGAAAAAATCAAGGCCGCAGCGGGCGGCTGAGAAGCGAAGAGACGCGGCACCCGCTGCGTCTCTTTTGTATTCGGAGGAAAAAATGAAGACACTTCCCTATGAACTAAACGGGCACACGTTTTATCTGTGCCTGAACGGGCAGGCGCTTTTTGACGCCTACGATAAATTCGGCTACGAGGACTTTCTCACGAAGCACATTGAAGGGAAAGACAAGCAGAGCTTTGAAAATACGTGCTGGCTGCTCGCAAAGCTTGCCGAGCAGGGCGAGCTGGTGCGGCGCTGGCAGGGGCTTGAGCGCGGGCCGATCGCGCCGGAGCAGTATTTCCGCGTAAATCTCAAGCCGCTGGACGTGGCGGGCGCAAAGGACGCCATCCGCGAGGCAATTACCCTCGGTTTCTCCCGCGAGGAAGAACGCGAGAAGCGCGTCCGCGACCTTGGGCTTGAAGAGCTGCAAAAAAAAACGGCAAAAGCGGAATAACGCGCTCGTGGTGGTTAGATCTGCTGACACAGTTCCTGCGTCTGGGCGTGCGCGAGGGACTGCTGCTGACACCGGGGCAGGTGCTTGACCTGCAGGAGCTGGAGATCCAGCGGCGCGGACTGCACAGGGAGGAGGATAACTGCTGATGGCAACAAGGACGATCACGACGAGGCTCGCAGTCGACGGCGAAACGGAATTTAAGCGGGCACTGAGCGAGGCAAACAGCAACCTGAAGGTGATGCGCAGCGAGATGAGCCTTGTCGATGCGGAGTTCAAAGGTCAGGCAAACAGTATGGACGCCCTGACCGCAAAAAACAAGATACTGCGCCGCGAGCAGGAGCAGCAGGTAGAAAAGGTCAAAGCCTTGGAGCGCGCGGTCAAGGACGCGGCCGATGCCTACGGCGAGAACGACAAGCGGACAGACAATTACCGCCAGCAGCTCAACCGGGCCAAAAAAGAGCTGATCGACATGAACGATGCGCTGGATGAAAACGAGAAGTATCTCGACGAGGCGCGCAAGAGCGCTGACAAGTGCGCAAGCAGCATCGACGAGTTCGGCCGCGAAGTCAAGGATGCGGGCGACAATCTCGGCGACGGAGGCGGACTGCTCAGCCAGCTCGGCGACCTCAAGGGCCTCCTTGCGGGCGGCGCAGTCGTCGCCGGGGCGAAAGCCGTCGGCGACGCCATCATCGGCATCGTAGAGGACACGGAAGAGTATCGCAAGATCATGGGTACGCTGGAGATCAGCTCGCAGCAGGCCGGATACACGGCGGACGAGACGGCGGAAGCGTATAAAAGGCTCCACGGCGTGCTCGGCGACACGCAGACGGCTGCAACGACCGTGGCCAACCTGCAGGCCATTGGCCTGAGCCAGAGTGACCTCATGACGCTGATTGACGCGGCGACCGGCGCATGGGCGACTTACGGCGACAGCATCCCGATCGACGGGCTTGCCGAGGCCATCAACGAGACGATCCAGACCGGCAAGGTGACGGGCACGTTTGCCGACGTGCTCAACTGGGCGGGCGAGAGTGAAGACGATTTTAACGAGAAGCTCGCGGCGGCCAACGGAACCGCAGAGCGCGCGCAGATCGTACTGGATCAGCTCTCGTCCCAAAACCTGCCGGACGCCGGTCAGGCGTGGCGCGATGCGAACGAGGACGTGATCAAGTACAACGAGAGCCAGCAGAACTTGGACGACGCGATGGCAAAACTCGGTGAGCGCCTTGCCCCGGTCGCGGCCGGAATCAAAAATACTTTTGCCGGTGCTGTCAATATCGCCATTGATACGGTGGATGGCTGGATCGAGGCACTGCAGGGCGCGGTGACCTGGCTGGGAAATGTTGCCAACAAAATCCCTGTCATCAAGGAGATCGGAGATCGCGCAGCAAAGGCGAAAGCCGCGTATGACGCCAATCCCTCGAGGAATTCCCGCTCTGCGGGTTATGCGCGGCTCGCGGAGTCCAGGGCGAATGACAGACGGACCGGCTCGGCATCGCAGACGATCAACTTAAAATCAACCGTCGTGCTAGATGGAAAAGAGGTCGGCCGCAGCGTGACCAAATACCAGATGCAGGCACAGAGGGCAAGGCAATGAGAGATATCGTTTTTAAAATCAACGGCAAGGACCGGTCCGATTGCTTCAACCAGTATGAGTTTTTCGCGGGCGCGACGCCTGTTTACAGCGACGAGATCGAGACAATGGACCGTGTGCGGCATAGCACAGTCGTCCGCCGGCGCGGATACTGCATCGCGCCGCTCAATGACATTTCAGACGCCGAGGCTGTGCAGCTTGCCGAGGATCTTTCTGCCGGCACGCTCAATATCACCTACAACAATCCGTGGTTTGGCAGTGAGCCCGTCACACAGAATATGACAGTTGACGATTTGCAGCTTGGTTTCCTCCTCCGGGATGTGAGCGGACGATTCTGGAGCGGGCAGACGCTGCGCTTTACGCAGAGGTGACGAGATGCATACAGTAAGTGATCTTTGGCAGCAGATGCTTGCCGATCCGGCACACGCCGTGGAAGCAAAGCTCAAGATAGCAGGGGTAGAGTACGGCGAAGATAAGATCGTGCGCAAGTCGCTCATGGTCTATGGAGGGCTGTACTCCACCTTTGGCATCGGCAACTGCTGCGCGAGGCAGATCGAGTTTGAGATCTATCCGCAGGGGACGATCCCAAGGCAGGCGAAAATTGAGGTCTACATGCGGCTGCGGCTGGGCGAGCAGGTAAGTGAGTGGATTCCCAAGGGCGTATTTTTCTTTTCCACGCGCAAGACCGACCGGATCACGGGCGTTTTGAGCGTGCACGGGTATGATGCGATGCTCAAGGCCGAGGAGACGTGGCTCGACAGCAGTTATGACGCCAAGACTTGGCCGATGCCAGCGGCGACGGCGGTCGCCGACATCGCGGCGCGCATGGGCGTAACTGTGGACAGCCGCACGGTATTGGATGCGGCGTTCCCGATGCAGTATCCCGTGGACGACAAGGGAGATATGACGATGCGCGAGGCGCTTGGGCGTATTGCGGTCGCCAACGCGGGAAACTGGACCATCACGGACGAGGGGAAGCTGCTGCTGGTCGGTCTCAACTCCATGCCCGCTGAGACCCACTATCTTATCACGGAGACCGGCAGAGCCATCACCTTTGGCGGCGTGCGCATCCTTGTGTAAGGAGGGCAACATGGACAAAACCTATTTAGGCCGGCGGCTGACGAAGTTTTCCCCCGGCATCGCGTCGAAGCCCATCTCCAAGGTGGAGCTGCTGAACGATAACGGCGATGTGGTCGGTGTGTCCGGATCGGACACCGGGCGGACATTAACGGCCTTGCAGCCGGACGGCACAAATGCAATGGCGGCGGCGATCCTCGCCAAAGTCTCCGGCTACAAGCACATTGGATACGAGGGCAGCAAAGCGCTGCTTGACCCTGCGGTGGAGCTTGGCGACGCGGTGACGGTAGATGGGCTTTATGTGCCGCTCATCGCGCTGGACATGACGTTTGATCCGCTGCTCGCGCCGGACATCTCCGCGCCGGACGCGGACGAGCTGGATGACGAGTACCCGTACAAATCGCCGACGCAGCGGCAGATCGAGCGCAACATGGCCAAGACACGGTCGCTCATCACCAAAACCAGCGAGGAGATCAACCTCAAGGTGGAGGGCATCGACGGTCGGGTATCGGACATCACTCAAACGGTCGATGGAATCAGTTTATCCGTCACGTCAGCATCCAGCCCGGATGGCCAGACGACCGCGACGATCACATTAAAAGTCGGCCCCAACAACTACACCGGCTACATCAAGCTCGACGGCAATGTGGATGTGTCCGGTCAACTTTCGGCGGATGCGCTGTATTCCGCGCTCGGCGAGATCGCGGATTTAAGCGTCAACCGGCTGTCGACTTCGCGCCGGGTGGTCAAGTACCTTGCGGGCGACACAACGGACGACAATTTCATCCGCGTGGCAGAGCAGAGCCTTGAGTTTGTCGCGGGCATCGCCAAAAGCACGACGGAGCAGGCGAAAAACCCAAACGGGGAGCTGATTTATTGGGAGGCAGACCCCGCGGGCGCGTCGATCGGCTCGGACGGCTACCCCTATGCAAACGGCGAGCGCATTTTCACGACCACCAAGCAGACGAGCTGGCCGGTGATGGTCTATCAGTACGAGGAGCAGGTCAAGCGCGCGATTTCCTTTACCTCGGACGGGAAATACTACTACCCTGTGGACATCTTCGGCGCGGGCGACACCAACGGCAAGCAGCGCGGCTACCTCGTCAAGCGGCAGAACTCGCTGGAGCTGACATACGAGACGAGCACGGGAAAGCAGCTCGGCCTCGCCGCGCGGGACGATGGGTATATGGATCTGATGGGTCTGCGTAAGAGTGCGGCGCTGGACTTTTCCGAGTGGGACAAGGGGTATTTTGCCGAGTTGGTGGACGGAGAAAAGACGCCGTACCGCTACACGGTGACCTTTGACCAGCAGAGCCGCCCAATTAAAATCACGGACAACAGCGGGCACGCGACGCTGATCCGGTGGTAAGGAGGAATGACGCGTGAACTATGATAAAAATAGCTTTCTTGCCGGGGTCTCGGTCGGCAGGACGCTTAAGGGCTGGGCCGCTGGCAGCGAGGGATTCAGCGGAGGCGGAAGTGGTGGTGGCGGCGGGCTTGAGGTTATTCCGGTGGAATCGTACTCGGTGGTATATGCTCCGATCTGCGTGGTCGATGTCCCAAAAGTCATATATGTTTCGTCTTATTCGGAGGATTAGCTATGTCTACTACACCAAAATACAATATTGTAAAAAACATCAACCGGGGCGACAGAAGCCGCGCGGATATGATGAAACTCATCGTGGCAACCATCCTTGAGATGGATAGCAATTTAGTCCTTGTTAAATCAGAAACAAGCTCTAATGATTACTTTGCAACTTTACGAGTAAAAGACAGCAATGTGGGATTCCAGGTAAGTTCCAATACAAGTTCTCTCTCTCAGAGTGGGTGTTTTAAGGCTGATGGCTCGTGGGTTGCTGGCAAATATTCCAACGGCAAGAGCTACTTCTGGGATGGCACCATTTTTACGGTTGGGCATTACAGTATTGGCAACTGCTACAGCGGGTACTTCTGCTACAACAACGTATACAACTACCCGTCCATATACTTCCGCGGGTGCTACGGACAATTTACGCACTCGACAGGCGAGCGGGAATTTTTTGCAAGCAACGCATTGATGGTACCAAGCGACTCAGACAGTGCTTTGCTGTACAACCCGGAGTTGGACACTTACGAATATGCATCCTTCTGGTATCTTGAGCCTGGTTCGCTTGTTGTCAAAAGCAAATATGACTATTTATTGATGCCATACAGCTATGCCGCAACTACCCCGTCCAGAGCATTTGTCAATCTGCGTTGGGGCGGAGAGCATAAGCTGTACAGACTGTACAATTCAAGCGGGGTTGTGAATGCAGAGCTGGGGAAAACTGTTACGATCAACGGCAAACAGGTTCTTGGCACTGGAGGAGCTGTGTTGTATGCAGAATAGCGTGCGCGGGGCGGTGATCGCATACGCGCTCAACCTGATCGACCTGTCGTGCACGCTCTGGGCGCTGCATGGCGGGGCGGTGGAGCTAAACCCGCTGATGCGCTCCGTCCCGTTCATGGTCTGCTACAAGGTCATCATTGTGTGGGGGCTGCTGTGGTGGCTCTCTACCCGGAGGGAGAGGGCGGCGCGGTATGCACTATACGTTGCTGCCGTGGTCTACGGTGCGGTGGACGTATACCATATGATCAATATTTTACGATAAAGGAGGGCAACATGGACAAAACCATTGACGATCTGCTTGCGGCGGAATCTGTCACGGCGGATGATCTCTTTGTGGTGCAGCAAAATGCGACGGCAAAAAAGGTGTCCGGTGACACTTTGCGCAGATATGTGGGGCAGGAGGCCGGTTTACCAAAACCTGATGGCGCGGAAGAAGGTTCTTTTCTCCGCATCCGGAATAAGAAATGGGTGGCGGAAAAATCACCTGTTCTTATCGACTTGTATTCCGCGGGTGTGAATGCAGACCCAGCGCGGCCTGGGAGATCCCTTTCATTTGATGTATCTATAGACATCGGGACTCAGCTTGTGGCTGCCGCCAAGAACGGTGGGGCATTGCTCAAATTCGGGTTCTTGGATAATCAAGATCGCTTGCCGGTACAGGCATATTTTGTTGGGATCACGATCGAAGGCGTGGAAACGTACCAGTTCTATGGCAAGGCGTTTTACGATTCGTGGGGCGTCAATATTTTTTTCAATATGAATCTGCAAAATAGCAGTGCCCAAATATCCTCTTTCTGCACAATCGACCAACCGCTGCTGCCGGAAGCGGCTGACGACGGGGCGTTTCTGCGATGGAGCGTCGAACAGCAAAAATGGGTGGCGGAAACCGTGCCCGCGGCGGAAGGAGGGACATTCTGATGGCCGAATATCTGGTACAGGGCGAAAGCATTACGGCAGTCGCGGACGCTATTCGCGAGAAGGGCGGGACGACCGCGCCCTTGAGCTTTCCGGCGGGGATGGCCGAGGCGGTGAGGGACATTCCGTCTGGCGGGACTGATATCTCCCTCGGCCTGACCGCCGCCACAGTGGGCCAGACTATCAAAGTCAAGGCCGTTGACGCATCCGGCGTGCCCACCGCGTGGGAGGCGGTGGATGCGGCAAGCGGGGCCGAAACGTGGGAGTTGATTGCGGAAATCGATGTCGATGTCGATGCCGCAAACGATGTTTTCGTGTGGGAATACAAAAATCTCCCAAACTATAAAGAACTCGCATACAAAAAAGTAAATTTGGTTGGCAGCACTGAGACTGCATCGGGGATATCTATTTCCATCAACGGGAGTGTTCCCCAAGCGAGTGGTTTAACATATCCCCCAAAAGGATACCCAAAAAGCAACTACGGAAGAATTCTGCTCCTGCCATTCGGTTGGGTTCACATTACATCTGTTGATTCCAATAATCCAACAAACTATGCTGCTGGAAGTCTTTCCGGCATATATAACGCAATCCCGGTTGACGGAGACAGTATTACAAGCGTAAAGCTTTCCGCTCACACGATATACAAGATTGCAGGCGGAAAGCTATCACTGTACGGGAGGAGATGACGAACGTGAAAATTTGCGAAAATGGCATCTACCGCGACATGACTGCCGAAGAAATCGCGGAGCTGGAAAAGCTGGCGGCAGAACAGCCCGCGCCTGAACCTACGCCAGAGGAGCGTATCGCGGCGCTGGAAAAAGACAACGCTGAGTTACGTGAGGCAATGGAGGCACTATTAAGCGGGGTGACAGCATGAGCAAGCTGAGGGAGCGAGTCATCGCGTACAACACGGAGGTCAAGACCGCACTGCAAGCAGTCTACAACGACCTCAATCGAGGGCAGCAGAAGAAACTGCTGCGCAATCCCGCCATCCGCGCCATGTTTGAGCGGTATGGCGTGGAGATTGAAGAATAAGGGAGAAAGGGAGCGGGATATGGATAATGCAAAGCACTACGATGATGCAGAAATCGCGCTGATCGAAAGTCGATGCAAAAGCAATACGCACCGCATCAACGAGCTGCAGGAGCACCAAACGGCGCTTGACAGGCTGGCGACTTCGGTCGAAGTGCTGGCGACCAAGCAGGAGACCGTCGAGGGAGACGTCAAGGAGATCAAAGAGGACGTGAAAGCCATCACGGGCAAGGCGGGGAAACGGTGGGACAGTCTGGTCGACAAGGCTCTCGCGGCGCTGGCGGGCGCGTTTATCGCGTGGCTGCTGTCGGGGGTAGCCTTATGAAGAAGCTGAGAAAGCGGGACAAGTACGTCATCGCGGCAGTGCTCAACCTCTGCTGGTACTGCATTGCGGTGCTCGTATTGACCGCGCATGACAAGGTAGTGCCGGACAGCCTGACCGTCGCGTGGTTCGCCGCGTGGACGGCAGAACTCGGCTTACTGGCGGGAATTAAAATCAAGGGAAAGGACGAATAACATGAACGAAAGAATTATCAAACGTATCGCAAACCTGATGAGCGTCAAAAGCATCGTGACGCTGGTGCTGACGGGCGTATTTGCGTACATGGCCGTCACGGGCAACATCTCGCAGGACTTCATGACGATCTATGCGGTCATCATCGCATTCTACTTCGGCACGCAGAGTCAGAAGACGCAGGACGCCATTGACAAGGGGGCGTAAGGCATGGCGAGAGCAGAAGACATCCTCGCCATCGCGCGCAAGGAGATCGGCACGGTGGAGCAGCCGGGCAACCGGCAGAAATACGGCAAGTCCTACGGCATGGACGGCGTGTACTGGTGCATGCAGTTTGTGTGGTGGTGCTTTCAGCAGGCGGACAAGCATCTCTTTTACGGCGGCGGGAAGACCGCGAGCTGCGGCGAGCTGATGAACTACGCCAAGGCCCACGGCCAATGGGTCACGTCCGGCTATCGTCCGGGCGACGTGCTGATTTATGACTTTCCCAACACGGAGGTCAAGACCGACCATACGGGCATCTGCGAGAGCGTGAGCGGGCAGTACGTGATCGCCATCGAGGGCAATACCTCCAACGGCAACACCGGCAGCCAGAGCAACGGCGACGGGGTGTATCGCCGCAAGCGCAAGCTGTCGCTGGTGCTGGGCGCATACCGCCCAAAGTATGAGGCGAGCTACCGCGAAATGCTCAAGAAGCGCTCCGGCCTCGAGGACAAGACGATGGACTACCTCGCGGCCTACAAGTACGGCAGCGACCTCATCCGCAAGTTGGCAACGATGAAATAATTGTGCCCGAATCGGGCACGGAAAGGGAAACGGGCGGGAGACCTGCAACGTCTCCCCTCGCGTGAGCGCTCTGCAAGCCCCGGTGCACAGCATGGACAAGCAGCACCGAGCGATCCGCGCGCAATTATCCTCTATGGCCCCGCGCAGGGCTATAGCATACATCCAAGCCTATGACCTGCCGCCCGATGAGATGGCATGCCTCATCGAGTGCGACGTGCGAGGGCGTTCTCTCGTGCAGGTTGCCGCGCAGCTCCACATGAGCGTGGACGGCCTCGCCAAGCTGCGCCGTCGAGCTTTCCGCAAGCTTGCCGACGGGCAGAAAGAGAGCACCGACTGATCAGTCGGTGCTCTCTTTTTTGACTTCGCTTTGCTTTGATTTCGCCCCGCTCCGGCGCTTGGCGTCCGCGCGATGCTGGACCTCTTTTCGGTGGGCGGCGGCGCACTCAGGGGAGCAGGTAACGGTGGGGGTACCGGGCACTATCTCCCGGCCGCAGACAACACAGACCTTTACGCCGCTGCGGGATTTTTCGCGGCGTTTTATGTAGTAATCGTGTTCGGCGTTCCAACTTTTTGACTGCGCGCGGTCGATTTCGCGGACGGCATCCGGGGCGCATTTTGGACAATACTTTTGCAAGCCGGATTGGATGACATACTTTCCACCGCAGATCACACAGTTATCGATATCTCCCAGATGCCGGGAAAAACCGGTGGCCCGGTACTTTTGTTTCCTGACCTTCTCCCGCTCTGCCCGGCAGGTTGGGCAGTAACTGGCTCGGGGACCTCCGAGGAAGTTGATCCCGCAGGTGTGGCAGGTTCGCGTGCGCAGGGTGGTCGACCGGGATGCGGCAAGGCAGTCATCGCACTTCGCCTGCTCTGCGCGATCGGTGGAAAAAATCTTGCCGCAGGTGATACATTTTTTAGTCCGCATACACAGTCTCCTTTGCCGCGTTATAACAAAAATTTTGCATCTACGCCCAGCGCGTCGGCGATGGCAAGCAGGTTTTTGGCGGTCAGGTTGCCCGCCTCCGCCTCCCCCAGCTCCACGCGCTGGATCTGGCGGATATTGACGCCGGACTTCTTGGCAAGCTCGGCCTGCGTCATGTCTGCCATGCGGCGCGACCACTCCAGCTTGGTGATGGGGCGGTTATGGCAGTCTCGCCCGTAATTGACCAGCGAGCAGACGGTGCAATCCCCGTCCTCGCGCTGGCAGTCGTTGTACTTTCTCCGCATCTTATCTCCTCCTCTTAGCAAATGACCTTTACGACCTCGGCGTCACGGATGATGAGCTCGCCGTCGTCCTCGCCGTACTCGGCCTCGTTGCCGCAAATGATCGCGACGTGATTGCCAAAATAATTGTTGGCGCCCAGGCGGTCAAGGCTACAGACGCAGATGCCGTCAAGCTCGACGCCGGTATCGTCGCCGTTGTCCCAGACGTGGGAGAGGTGCTCGATCGTGCCAAGTTCAAACTCCTGCTCCTGGACGCGCACGCCAACGAATTCGTAGTCCCAGCTGAGGTCCATCTCTTCGGCGATCTTCTTGATAGTATTGATCATTTCGGCGTTCATCATCATTTTTGTATCCTCCCGGGGTGTTCCCCTCTCTTGTTTACATGCTTATTATACGCTAATATTAGCGTATTGTCAAGAAAAAATCACAGAGTTTTGAAGAAATTTTTGAGGGCAAAACGCGGGCATTTTTCGGGCAATTTCCCGCGGCAAAATCGCGGTACGATAGGGGCAACAAAAGGAGGTGCGCGCATGGATCAGTTCGCAATCGCCGGATACAGCGGCGGAAACTGCATGATGTGTGTGATCGACAACGGTGATATTTTCCAGACCGACTATTTCGGCAACCGCCAGCAGCTCATCGGCAAGACCGCCTCGGCATACGCCGAGCTGGAGGCCACTACGCAGGAGTATTACGACAAGCTCGTCGAGCTGGGCGTCATCACGCCGCCCAAGACGCAGGAGGAGCTAATGGGCGAAATGCAGTCGGCTATGAGCGACATGGCTGCGGTCATCAAAAATCTGACCGATCAGGTAAAGGAGCTGAAGGAAAATGGACCTCAAGCAACTCTTAGCGGCAGCGGCGAAAATGTTCCCTTCCGCAGACCTGCAAGGCGCGGCGGCGAGAGCGGAGCAGGCGATCAGCGGGACGGCTGACACGCTCGAGGGCGTGCAGAGCACGGCGCGCCGCCTTGGCATCGACCCCAACATCGCCAACAGCCTTTACGCGCGCTACGGGCGCACGATGCAGGCAAAGGCCCTGTGCGGCCTCCTCGGCACGACACCGGAGGCTTTGCGCTCTGACGCCAATAAAATACTCGGCGGCGCGCAAAACGCCTCACAGGCCCCGCAAAAGGGCAAAGCAGGGCAGTCTTCAAAATTCCCCCGGCTCAAGTAGCCGTCGGAATAAATAAAATCACGAAAGGAGCACGAACACATGGAAGAGCGCAGCACCGGTATGAGCTGGATCGCAGTCCTTTTTGTCATCATCGTGGTCGTCGCCATCTTCGGCGGCAACTTCGGCGGCGGCTGGGGCTGGAATCGCAGCGGAACCCCCTATCCCGCGCAGGAGGGCGGCTGCAACCGCGTGAGCAACTGCCAGGTCGAAAAGCAGGGGATCGTCGACGCGGCGCGCACGCAGTATCTCATCGAGCAGCAGAGCAACAACACGCGCATGGCGATCAACGCCAGCACCGAGGCGATCACCAGCCAGGCCAGCCGCATCTACGAGCAGCGCCTGCAGGAGACCATCTTTGACCTTAAGATGGAGAACCAGAGCCTCAAGAACGGCATCTTTACCAAGGAGCAGACCGACGCTCTGGCCGCGAAGATCTCCGATTGCTGCTGCGGTTTCAACCGCCGCCTCGACGCGATCGAGTGCCGTATGCTGACGAAGCCGAACCTCTACGGCGTGGCCGCCACCGGCGCGGGGCAGATCATCCCTGCGACCTGCGGCTGCAACGGCAGCACCAACCTCTAAAACCATCCGCCCCGCACGGGGAATATGGTAGGCCCTGCAGGCCGGGAAGCAGGCGGGGCAAATGCCCCGCCTATTTTATTTTGAAAGGAGACTCCGAAATGTCTTGTAAATCCGCTCTCTATGCTGCCATGCAGACGCCCTCCGCAGTCGCGGTCGGCGGCGTCATCCCGCTCGGCAGCCTCATCCGCCGCTACGGCTGCGATGTCAGCCTTAACGGCAATGCCGTCAACATCACCGGCGCGGGCTACTACGACGTCGACGCCTCGCTCACCGTTGCGCCCGCCGCGGTCGGCACCGTCACCGTCACGCTCTTTAAGGACGGCGTGGCCGTCCCCGGCGCGACCGCCTCGGCGACCGCCGCCGCTGCAAACGATGCGCTTGATCTCAACATCACGGCTCTCGTGCGGCAGGTCTGCTGCGCGGCGGGCTCCGCTCTGACGCTGGTGCTCACCGGCGCCGCCGCGTCGGTCGAAAATGTGGCGCTGCGCGTCCAGCGGATCTGAGAGGTGCGCTATGATGCAGCTCTTGATCGGTATGCTGCTCGGCGCGATGGTCTCGACACCCACGGGCCGCAGCATCGGCAACCAGATCGGCGACGCGGCGCTCAAAAAGGTCAAGGACGCCGTGCAGGCGTCTGCGGACGGAGAGGAGGCTGACGATGGAAAATCTGCATGAGCAGCTCAAGGCGTATATCCCCAAGCTCGAACGCAGCATCCAGTCCTACATGACGCAGACGCCGCCCTCGCCCAATTCCGCGCAGGGCATCATGGCGATGTGGGAGTGCCTAACCATGCTCAAGGCGGCGGAGGCGGGCACCTGCGGCGAGTTCACCAAGGCGGACGCCGAGCAGTGGGCGCAGCACATGCGCAACACGGACGGCAGCACCGGCGCGCACTGGAGCATGGAGCAGACCACCTCGCTTGCCGAGAGCCTCGGCGTGAGCCGCGACAAGGTCTCGCCCTGGTGCTGGTGGATTGCCGTGAACATGATGTACTCTGACTACTACGGCGTCGCCTCTCACTTCGGCGTCGCGACCCCGGAGTTCTTCGCGGAGCTCGCCCGTGCCTTCCTCCTCGACGAGGACGGCCCCGGCCCCAAGCCCAAGATGGCGGCTTATTACTGCGGCATTGTCAAGGGCAAGAATTAACGCAGAATTTTGCAATCAAATCTGCAATCATTTTTTTGTTTTTGGTTGTCATTGTTTGTAAGAATTTGTCTTGCGGTTTATGCGGCAAAAATAAGATAAGTACCGATATTGCCTTAATTCCGAGCAATATCGGTACTTTTTCTTTGGTGCCTCGTCGGGGATTCGAACCCCGGACACCCTGCTTAAAAGGCAGGTGCTCTGCCAACTGAGCTAACGAAGCATATTCTATTCCAAACCACCGAAGCGGTAAAAATCTGGCAGGGATGGCTGGACTCGAACCAGCGAATGAGGGAGTCAAAGTCCCTTGCCTTACCGCTTGGCTACACCCCTATTGGGAAGAGAGGGCTGGGGCCAAATCCCATCCCTCTCTTTTTGTGGGGTGGGTAAAGGGACTCGAACCCTCGACACCCGGAACCACAATCCGGTGCTCTAACCAACTGAGCTACACCCACCACATATTCTGTATCCGTGCGATATTTGCTGCTTTGCTGAGGGGCGCCTTGTAAATGGTACGCCAGGAGGGATTCGA